AACCGTTGCCGAGGTGGTAGCGGATTCAATCCGAACAAAGGAAACCAACATGTCTGAAAACATGGAATTGGACGTCCGTGCTGTTCAAGACGAAGTGGCTGAAATCCGCAGAGAACTTGAATTGGTAAAGACTCCAGCAATCAGCGTTTCAACCGAGGGCAAGTTCCGCTCTCAGGGTGAATACGCAAAAGCACTTATATCAGGTGACAGCGATGCTGTTGACTTGTTCCGTGCAGCTACATCTGCAGACGTTGCATTACGTCCTGCATTCGTGGGCTTTGTAAACAGCCTAATCAACTCAGGTCGTCCAACACTTGCTGCTTTCAGCATGAGTGCTCTACCTGCTACTGGTCTGAGCGTTGAATACGCAAAGATTAACACCAACACCATTGCTATCGGCAAGCAGACTACAGAGAACACCGCTCTATCTACTGGAGACGTGGCTCTAAGCACCGTTTCTGTTGCTGTATCGACTTATGGCGGTTATGTGAAATTGAGCAAGCAAGCTGTTGAGCGTTCGACTGTAAACTACCTAGACGTAGCATTCCAGGCAATGTCTTTGGCTTACGCAAAGAAAATGAACACCGACTTTGTTGCTGTTATTGCAGCTCTAAACTTCACTGGCAAAACAGTTGACGCATCTGCGCTAACTGCAGCTGGTGTTATCGGTGCTATCGCTGACGCAGCTTCCATGATTTATGTAAACACAGGTCTATCACCTGAGTTCATTGTTTGTGGAACTATTGCCTACAAGCGTCTAATCTCGGTTGTTGACACAAATGGTCGTCCAGTAGTAACTCAGGATGGTGCTGGTGTAAACAACATTGGAAACGCAAACGTTCCTGGTCTAAAGGGATCTCTGCTAGGTTTGCCAATTATCGTTGACCCATCAATCTCAGACAAAGTTGCTTACATTGCAAACTCACTGGCTTTGACTACCTACGAATCAGCTGGAAACCCTGCACGTTTGTCAACATCAGATGTCACAACTCTTAGCGATTTCTACTCTGTTTACGGTTATGCAGCTATTGCTGTCCCGTTCGAGGGTGCAATCATCAAAATCAACACTGGAGCCTAATAACTCATGGCAGTGACGGTGGTGCAGTTTAGAGCCTATGTTGGGACTAAAGAGGTCTCAGACTTTGTTGACTCTTGTTTGGCTTCCGCTAATCAAATGGTTGCTAAGTTTGTTGGTTCCTCTAGGGTTCCGACTGATGTTCTGGATAGTGCGATTTTATCGTGCGCATCAGAACTGTTCCACCGTCGCTCCGCTCCAAATGGTGTCGCTCAATTTGCAGACTTAGGCTCAGTAGTGAGAATCGCTAAAGACCCTATGAATGCAGCTAGAGAGATGCTTCTACCGTTTACAGGACCTGGACTGTGACCAACGAAATAACCGCATCTAAAGCGGAACTACAACTGGACTTGCAGAATGCAGGTTTGGAAGTTTTGGACTATGTTCCAGAGCGTGTAGTTCCACCTATCGTAATTATTTCTGGTGGCTCACCTTACCTGGTTGCTGAGACTGTAGGTTCTGAGTATCGACTTGGTTTGACTCTAACTTTGGTTGCTATGACTGCAACTAATGAGGAGGCCACTGAGGCTCTCGATGCTCTTATTGCTCAAACGGTTTCCGCTATCGGACACCTTGGTTATGCTGTTCTTAAATCTGTTAATCCTGCCTATCGTTTAGGTGTTAATAGTGCTGAGTATCTGGCCTCTGATCTAAACCTTGACCTATCCATAACACTCTAAAAGGAGAACCCGATGGCAACATCAACCCGCATTAAAGCAACTAACATTGTTTTCAAAATTGGATCAACTGATTACAGTTGTGACGCAAACCTAGTCGAACTTACTCTTGGCGATGCCTCTGGTGATGTTCAGACATTCTGTGAAGTTCGTCCTGGCGGAGAATGGAAACTGCAACTTGATGGTGTAACCTCAGGCGATGCAGCTTCTCTTTACCGTCTGCTCTGGGCTAACTACGGAACCACTGTTGCATTCACTGTGGCACCTCATGGCAACGCTGTTGCAAGCTCATCTCAACCTCATTACACAGGTTCAGTCGTCTTTGACCAGTTGCCTCCTCTAAGCCTAAACTCTGGTGACGTCGTGAAGTTCTCAGTGAGTTTGACTGTTCTAAACAGCGTTCACACTCCAAGCACTACTCCACCTGTTTACTATGGTGTAACACTAAAGACTGCCGCCTAAACAAAATGTCTAACCTTGCAAAAGGTGAGATGGTATCGGTAGAGGGCTTAGGGCTCACTATTAAGGCTATGCGTGAACTTGGTGCCAGCAAAGAGGTTCTAACCGAACCCGGCTATCAAGCTGCGTTAATCCTTATTCAAGCTGCTAAACCTTTGATACCTGTCAGGACTGGAATACTGGCTTCGACTGCGAGACCCAAGAGGACTCAATACGGAGCCAGTGTTCAGGCTGGTGGTAAACGTGCACCTTATGCTAACCCTATTCACTGGGGATGGGCTGTTGTATCTCATGCTCATAGAGGAACACTTAAGCCAGGCACTTACCGTGGCATTAAACCGCAACCATTCTTTCATGATGCATTGGGATACACTAAAGAGGAGATTACTCAGAACTATGAGAAACTCATGCGAGAAGCAATCGACAAACTACCAGGAAGTAATTAAATGACAACCACAGCGCAATTTGATTTCGAAACACTAACTCTTGATGAAGTTGAAACCATTGAACTTTTGACAGGCACATCCATAGATCAACTTATGGACGCAGGTCAGGCTAAAGGTAAAGCTCTAAAAGCCATCATCTTTATTATCAAGAAACGTGTAGACCCAAGTTACACCATTGAACAGGCTGGCAAGATTCCTATGAAAGAGGCTCAAGCTTTGTTCCTAGGTGCTGACGACCCAAAAGAGTAATTGCCGAATCCTCGGCAGAAAGAGTAGCGTTCATGGTAGTCCATGCAGGATTAAGTCTTACTGAGGCTAAGTCCATGACGTTGCGAGAGTTTAGAGTAATAGCAGAGAAGTTGAAAGAGAAACAGTAATGGCACAAAACTTAGTCGTCAACTTTATTGGCAATAACAAACTCTCTAAAACTACTGCAGTTGTAGTCAACGATTTCAAGAAACTTACTAACGCTACTAAGACGTTAAATGGCCAGATGTCTAAGACTCTTGGAGCGGTTGGACTTGGTTTAGGTTTTGCTAAACTTGCTGGTTTTATGAAAGATTCGGCTAAAGCTGCATCTGACGATATCAAAAGCCAAGCACTTTTAGCGAACTCTCTGCGCAATACTGTTTATGCGACTGATGCTCAAATCGCTTCGGCTGAGGATTACATCAAGACAACTCAACTTTCTGTTAGTGTGCTCGACGACGACCTCCGTCCCGCTCTGGCCAAAACCGTTTTAGCAACTGGATCTCTTGGTGCTGGTCAGAAACTTTTGGATACTGCTCTGAATGTTAGTGCTGGAACTTCTAAAGATTTAGGCACTGTAACCTCAGCGTTGAGCAAGGCTTATACAGGTCAGACCTCGGCTTTAAAGAAACTGGTGCCAGGTATCTCTCTTACTGGTGACGTTATGGCTAGACTTGACCAAAAGTTTGCTGGTGCAGCTGTCACTGCAGCTAATAACGATCCATTCAAACGTCTGAGCATTATCTTTGCAGAACTGCAGGAAACTATTGGTGTTTCATTACTGCCAGCACTTGAGGAGTTTTCTAATTATTTAGCAAGCCCTAAAGGCCAAGAAAACCTAAAGCAAATCGCCGAAATCTTTAAGGGTATTGGTTTTCTAATTTCTAATGCTACTCAATTTATTTTAGGTAATCTAGGTGCTATCAAAGCAGTTTTAGCGGCCTTAATATTCCTTAAAGTCTCATGGGCTGGAATTACCTTGGCAGTCAAGGCTTATGAAATTGCTACTAAAATTGCGACTGCATCAACAAAGCTTCTAAAAATTGCTCTAGTTTCTACCGGGATTGGTGCTCTTATCGTTGCTGTAGGTTTTCTTGCCGAAGCATGGATGAACTCTGCCGATAGTGTCGATGAATATAACCGCGCTCAAAGAGAAGCCGAAGAGAACCAGTTTGTAGAGCCTACTGTTCCTTTTGGTCCTGGTCTTGGACCTAATGGTGAACCTTATCTTGCTTTGGGTTATGAAAGTTATGAGGACTATAAAGCTGCTCAGGATAAAGCTGCTCAGGACCTTTTGGATGCTGCAGAGGAAAAGAAAAAGGCTATTGAGGAAGCTGCTAAAAAGATTCGTGACGCTCTAGATCAGCAAATGAAAAAGGTTAAATCTACTGCAGAGGATTTCAGAGATAGCGTTGGTTTGGCTTTTGGAACCTTTGGTAAAGATGAATACTCTGTGTTTAACATTGACGTAGTTATAGCCAAAATGAGACGGGTCGCTAATGCTGCTAAAGGATTTGCCGAAAACATAAAGAAACTTAGAAACAAGGGTGTTAAGGAAAATACTATAAATGAGCTTATTGCTATGGGGCCCGCTCAGGGAAACATTGTTGCTAAGGGATTGTTAGCTTCTGGATCTAAACTTGGCACATTCTTAGGCTTGTCTGAAAGTCTTTATAACACTGGAGCTAGTGCTCAGGTTCAGGCTGCTGTTGCTGGTAATGCTACTTATGAAATTAACATCAACAAGGCGGTTATTACAGCTTCGGACATTATCAAAGAAATCCGTATTTACGAAAAGAAAACAGGTCGAAAGTATTTGGTCAACTAATGGTTTTTGATATTAAAACAGACCTTAGGGTTCAGTTTCAAAACTCATCTGGGACATGGGTTTCAATTCAAAGCGATACTTATGAAGTTGACATTGATAGGGGAATAACTGTTGAATCAGGTGTTTTTGCTAGACCAGATGTTAGCAGTGCTATTGTAAGACTTTCTAAAAGTTCCTTAAGTGATTTATTAACTACACCAGCCTACAAAAGTAATCAAAACTTTAGGATTCAATATTATGATTCACCTGACTGGGTAACTATTTTCAATGGCATCATACAAAATGTCTCTATGAATTATGTGACTCAAACAAGAAAATTAGATATCACAATAACTGCTAATGATTTGATGAAAGTTTTATTAAATACAAGATTGACAAATTATGTAGTTACTGGCACTACTAATCAGAAAAGTTTCAAGAACTGCATGGCTAACCTTAGCTCTGCTGTAAATGCTATCGACTCTAGGGTGTCAATTTCGCAGTATCTTTCTGGTGGTTCTGGAACGACTCAAGCCGATAATGGTTGGGATGAAATTATAGCGGGAGAACTTCTAAACCAATTTTTAGATGCTGAATTAGGATGGTGTTGGTCTAACCGTTTTTCAAGTATCCTCCAATATGCAACTAGAACAGACATAAACTCTCTGCAAGGTGAGGCGTGGTCTAGTGGTAGTCTAACGATTAGCAACGTTCATTCAAACAGTTCCGCGCACGTCTGCATGGATGCTATGGATTTAAGTTATGATTCGGACGCAATCGTAAATAAAGTAAAAGTTACCAGAGAACTTACAGGCGTCTCAGTGGTATCAACTAATAGTTCATCAGTGACGTCTTATGGTCCCCAAGCTGGAGATTTTGTTGTCGAGTTTGACAACACAGGCATTTCGGGATTAGGTGCTTGGGCTTCCACTGTTTCGGACGCTGCTTCGCCTAAATCTATAAAGTTTGTAAGTGTCCCAGCTATTCGCAGAGATGGTCAAATAAGTGCTGTCGCTAACGTGGACATTTGTCAAAACATTCAGATTGAGTTTGCAGCTACAGGTTATACAACACTCCAGGAACTTTACCTGATTACACGAATCGGCCATAATATCACCGCAGATCACTGGGAGATGAACCTTGGACTCTGGAAAGGCATTTAATGGACGATAGGAATTGGTTGCTTATTGTCTCAGGGCTATTGGGAGGCACAGGATTATCAACCCTACTGAAATACTTATCTACTCGTAGAGGGCAGTCCATCAGCGTTGAGGAGCGTCTAAGAGCAGAAATGTTTGAGCAGTTAGATAAACTAAAAGCAGAGATTGACGCTTTAAAAGTAGATTTAGATTTATGGCGTGACAAGTATTTGAGTCTCCATAAAGAGCATGTAAAACTAAAAGCCGAGTTCGACAAACTAACAAAGGATAAATAAATGGCAAAAGAGCCTGTATTAGCACCAAAAGTAACTAC